CTGTCCAAAGTTGCCTCGGCTTGAGCATCGGATAGAGTTCTTCATCTCTAATCTTGGCCATGTCCTTTGGCTTTGACGCACTTGGTGCCTGTTGTGTCGTCAGATTCGGGCGACCTTTCGGCTTCTTTGCCGCACGACGCTCTTTCCGGGTGGAGCGTTCTAAGGCACCGGAGAAGTTTCTGACCGGAGTGTCGTCGGGTGCGCCCGGTCTGCGACTAACCATCCCGTCGCCATCACCATCACGCGGAATCCAGCGACCCGCATTCGGACCGCCTCGTGCAGCACGACCGATGGCTCGACCAATACCTTTTGTTTGAATCTCATCGAAGTTGCCCAAGGCGGACTTGAGGGCTACGAACGCGTCAGGGTCTTCAATGTCGGAGATGGTGATCCCACCCTCAATACATTCAGCGTCGAGGCCGTAGTAGTCGAGAACGGGGTCGATTGCGTCTTTCAGACTGAACAGGTCAGCATCATCAGCAGCGATGAAGTACTCGCCATCTTCGCCCTTGCGCTGTAGCGCCATACCGACGGCTTCCTCGCCCACGACCTCGGTGAGCAACCTGATCGCCTCGGTGATCTTGGAAGCGTTTCGCGAGTTCAGGACGCGGCCGACCTTCTCTTCAAGTTCGGCAAGCGATTGTTCGATCGACTTCGGAAGGTCTGGCATGCAGGATCCAGCATCGCCCTTGCCTCCGCAGCCGCATCCACAATCAGGCTTCTTGGCTGCAACACCGACTGGAGCGCCTTCGGGCTTGACCCACTCGTGCTCCATCCAGTCGCCTTCGTCGCCCTTGCCTTCGTGCATCCAGTTCTTCTCGTCCATGAGGTACCCCATGAACTCCTTCTCTTCACCGGCAAACCAGTTCATGACCTTGTTGGCGAACTCGATGTCGTCGTCAGTGACTTCGCCATAACCCTTCTCGTCGTCCCAGTCGAACGGGTCGGGCATGCCCTTTCCGTCGGGCTTTCCGTCCCCACCAAGGCGACGGAGTCGGTTGTTGAACTCACTGTCGGAGTACAGCGAACCGTTTACGACTCCGCGCAACTTGCGGCGACAGTTCTTCATGCCGGGGTGGTGGCAACCTTCGTTTGGCCACAAACCGGTTGTTTCGTGATGGAGCCACGCGCAGATGTTCTGGAGCGGATACAACTCGGGGTGATCGGCGAGGATCACGAGGCAGCGGCGAAATCCGCCGGGCTTCCGCATGATCGGGCGCCAGTACCGAAGGAGGCGTTCGAGGTTTCCTCGACGAGGCCCGTAACCGCGAAGAATGTCGCCGGTGATGCGTTCCTGTGGGATGCCTGCGCGAGGGTCCGTGGCCTTCATCTGCTCATCACCCATGTAGGCCTCGCCTTCGCCACCTTCGATGGGGAGGTACACGGTTTCGACGCGTACTCGCTCTGGGCGACCGACCATGACTCGACCATCTTCGGCGTGCCACGAGGCGCGCATGGTGACGGAGTCGTCCTCGTCCATCAGGTCGAAGACCACGGTGTTGCCGGTGATGGCGCGGATTCGGACTGGTGCTCGCATCTCGTTGGCGATTGCGCGAGCGAGGACGGCACGACGTCCCATGGCGTCGTTGCGCTGAGGAGCCTGATCGTCATCGTCGTCCGAGCGGTCGTCCTCCTGAACACGCATGCGTGCAGCGATGCGTGCAAGTTCTTCGATTGGGTCGTCGTCGGACGATCCTTCACGCTCGGGGACGTCGTAGCCGTATCCGTGTCCCTTAGTCTCAGCCTTCTTGATCGCTTCCCGGACCACTTCCTTCATGTGACCCTCGCCGCGACTGCCAATCGCCAGCCACTTGATCTGAGCGATCACGCCGGGAAGCAGGAAGTCGCCCTCGTGGCGCGCCACCCAAGCCTCGCGAAGTTCGAGAGCCTTGATTTGATCTTCCGTCTCGGCGACGCCGTTCTGCTCCGCGATCTTGGTGAGGATCGTGTACTGGTCGTCGCCCTTGATGTTCCCCCCGGCGTCCCAAATCTTTGGATGCTCCTCTTTGATCATCTCAGCGAAAGAGCGATCGAACATTGGCCACTTGGACTTGCCGAATGACGTGACTCGATCTTCCCCATTATCGGACTTGATCGAGATCGTGCCAGTCAACTGGTTTGCGCCATGGAGCACGGGTGAGACTTCGTAGAGTTCAACTTCGCGCAAGAGGTTCGCTTGACGGGAGTTGTCGTAGGCGGCGGTGATGGTCTTGTAGCCAATCGACCATTCCTGCTCGGCGCCGAAGAACAAGATGTTGGCGAATGCTTCCCGTCCACGCTCCGACTTGAGGTTGAACTGGACGCGAGCAAAGAGGCCGCCGATACGGGCAGCCTTCATCTTCATGGGGAGGCGGGGATCGTCTGGTCCGACCTCGTAGATCTCAAGGACCTTGCCGATCGGCTCGTTCCAGTTGTGACCCCAGACGACTCTGGGCTTGCGTCGCTTTAGGCTGGCATCGAAGGCGCCCGGGAGCACGATGTCTCCAACCGAGTCCTTGTTGCCTACGCCAGCGACGAATGCCTCGACGATTCCTTCTGCTTCGTCGATGGTCAACTGGCCGTTCATGGCCTTAGTCTCGAACGTCTGCTCGGGCATGACTGTGCCTACCTCAAGTGGTCGCATGATGTGACTACAAGGGTATGACATAGAGCACCTGCACCGTCGCAGGGTTTCTGTAAATAGGCGTAGTTTGTTGAAACTACTTTCTGTATTTACCTATCGCCCGAAGCGGAGGCGGCAGCGGCAGCCCACGGTCAGGTTTGGGGGGGCGAGGGGATCTCCGGGGAAGCGGATCTTGATGCCCTGTACGGTGAATGGCTCATCAAAGGCCACGGTGTTCCCGTCGAGGATGCGATGCTCGGATCGGACCTTCGAGTCGCGCTGGGAAAGCCACATCTTCGTGGGCTTCATGCCGAGGCGTCCGCTCCCCTCTTCGCCATCGCCTTCACTGGTTTCCTGTCGAGCAGCGATGGCCTGTGCCCGCCGTGCTGCCAGATAGGTACCGGCGTTGAACGCACTCTGGGTTTCGTTCTCAGCGATGCGGCGGCGGCGCTGGCCTACGAGCGAGGCAAAGATCGCGCCAAGGGCGGTGCGAAGGATGCCGACCTTGTCGTCATCCCCGCTCAGGGCGAGGGCCACGAGAACGGCCGCAAGGATCTCTTCCTTCGTGGTCTCGTTGACCTTCTGCATTCGAGCCATCTGCTCGTCGAGGTACTGCTGCACCTCTTCTGGATCTGCCGGTTCATCTTGCTGGGCAGGATCGGCCTTCTTGCTCGTGGAGACAGCGATCTCGGCGGCGTCGGAGACGATTGCGGAGACGATCGGACGAAGGTCCTCGGTCATCTGCCTGTCCCAGATGGCGACATCGAAGATCGCGTCGATCTTCAGTTCGTTGGTTGACAGGGCACGTCGCGCCTTGGCTCCCGTTGCCTTCTCTAGGACCACCCGAGCCTGACGCTCGAAGAGGCGCTCCAGTGAGCGGTCCAAGATCTCGGTCCAGCGTTCGACTGACTGGTCGGACTTGACGTCCCACTCGTCCGGTTCGTACTTGTTTTCCAAGTTCTTGAACATCATGGGACCGCGAGCGAGGGCTGCTTCTTCGGCCGGGGTCGGTTCGGCTGGAGTCTCGGTCGCTGCCGGAGCGGCGTTCTCTGGGGCTTCTGTCGTTGGGGCGGGTGCCTCCGGTGCCGGTGGGGCGGCGCCCACCATGTCCACGGGCTGTTGCTCCTGAGGATTGAAGGGCTTTTCGGTATTGCCGATCGGCGTAAGGTTGGGATTTGCGAGCAGTGAGTCCATCAACTCGGAGTCGACGGTTTCCCTGCCCGTTCCATCCCGGTACTCGTTTCCTGAGATCAGACCGTTGTTGAACTCGTCCATCAGGTAGCGCTCGCGCTCCTGCTTTGCGATGATCAGGATTGGCACGGACGAGGTGTCGAAGTCGACGTAGCGCTTGTCGTGGAGTTCGTCGAGGCCGCGAGCGAGCACTTCGAGGTGCGGCTGCATGGTCTCCATCCAGAAGACCCGAAGTTCCTCGGCGGCGTTGGAGAACGTCCTTCCAGCGGCGTTCCCGATAACAGATTCCGGCACGCCGAAGGCGGCAAGGATTTCTTCCTTGGTGATCTGCCGCATCTGGACATACGCGGCATCACGGGGGTTCGCTGAGGTGTCGACGAAGTCCACACCGTCGTCAGCCGCGATAACTGAGGTCTGGCCGGTGCGGTTGATGTTCCCGCGAAAGCGCGACCGCAGTTCTTCCTTGTCGTCTTCGTCCATCTCCCCACGAACGACCAGTAGGCCGCCGGGTCGTCCATCGTTGAGCAGGAAGTTGCGGTTGTAGATCTTGGCGAGGTTCTCGATCTCGATCGCGACGCCTGCGGTTTCCATCGGGGTCAGCGAGAGATACGGATTCAGTGGGTGAGGGCGGCGGATCCAGACGACATCGTCGGGTTTGATGATCTGCCTGCCGCCGCCGGGCAAGGTCACCTCGAATCCGGACACGAACTTGCGGGCGTCGGGGATTGGCGCCGTGTGCTGCGGAGGTAGGAGATGGAGGGCGTTGATGCGCCCGTCCCTGCCCCTGACCTTCTCGATGAACACACCACGCGTGGACATGAGGATCTGCGAGGAGAGGCGGAACCGGAAGATGAAGGAGTTCTCTCCTTCGTTTGACTTCTGGTTGAGCAGTGTGAGGAGGCTGTCTTCCTTCTC